TACTACGCCAATCTGGATGGGCATAGTTGAATACCCAATACTCAAGCTCACCTGGCTTATCAGCAGACATTACAAGACTTTGAGTACGATTGTAAACATCTGGTGTATAAATTGGCGATGCTAGTACTTCACCGTCAACCCAAGGTATCTTTGTAAATTCTTCCTGTACCTGATAAGAAGGGAGATCAAGCCATTTACGCGACTTCATCTTATGACCATCAGAAACAATTCCACGAATCCCATCAAGTTTATCGCTGACGAGTAGCGGATATGGCATCTTAGCCCATACTTCAGGGTATGAGTATGGACTCTTAATTGGTGCCAACTGAGGACGAAACACCATCAGAAAGGGATATCGTCATTGAGATCATACACATTCTGATGATCGAATGATGTACGCGTCACAGGCGTGAAAGGTTCAGCTTCACCCTCCTGATCAAAGGCTTCTGTAGTTGGCTTATCGCCATCTTCGAACAAGAAGACTTTTACTTTACCTTCGTCATTCGGAAGCGGAAGACTATCAAAGATAACAGTGTAACCGTTACCGTTGTTGTTAGGCCATGCTGCACCTACTTTATGCCAGTAAGTGCTTCCACTATTTGTCTTAACAGCTGTAAAGGCATTTAGCTTAGCCATCAGTACCTCCGTGGGCGATTGTCGAAGAGAAAGATGTTTACTTCACCATTCTCATCAGGAATAGGGATGGAGTCTAGTTGTACCTTAAGACCACCATCACCACGACAAGGGAAGGCGACACCAACCTTATGCCAGATAGCTCGACCACTAAGGGTCCTGCGAACGGTATAAGCGTTCTTCATTTTGGGTTCCTTTTTCTAACAGGCGTACGTTTCATATCATTAAGTACAAGACAGAGTCTATTCTCAACCCAAAGATGTCTATCAATTCCAGACATTGTTCCTTGCCTTGCGATTACGCGAAGAGGAATATCATCTGAAAGTACATTAATTAGCTGCTTAAGATCACCAATAGTTCTAATCATTTAAAGTACTCATTATTAAGCATTTTCATAATAGACTCAGGCAACTCTAGCATCTCTACGATAGAGGGTTCCTCACCATCAATTTTTATGCAACAACTAATATAAGCTGTTGCACGTAGTAGCGGAGGTTGCTGCATCGCATAGATTGTTGCTTTCCATCTTGGTTTAAACCACTCTAAAGTACGCCCATCCCGAAGCCCCAGAACACCCTTACGATTGTATGGTGGATCAGGCGTCGGGAAGAGCGCAGCGATGTCTATACTACGCCCTTCCATAACACTCCTTATTTAACGGGACATGCACCACCAGCACATTCATCGCCGCCTTCAAACTCGGCAGTATCGATGCTTGTAATGATAGTAGTCCGGCTTACGAGTTCATTATATTGTTCTTCAGTGATTGTCTCATACGGCGCTTGATCAAAACCATGATCAGAGTGCAGCAGGAACGACAAGCTCTTATGGTTGCCCTTGTAATTACGAGCAAGGTACTCCTTAATAGCAGGGAGCTCTTCCTTCTTGTAATATACAGTGCAGGAGACACTATTATCTGACCATTCAGTCTGAAGCCTACGAACAACACGAAGTTGGTCGAGAGCAGACATATCGTCAGCAATCACAGTGCCTTCTGGATACGCATACGGGAACGTGATAATGACAGAGCCATAATCATTGGTACCATCGAAGTTTCTCTTAAATTCGATAGGATAGCCCGCTTTACGACATACTTCAACCAGTGCATGCTCAGACGCCACAGTAATCCGACGATACATAAACTGAGCATAGCCAGGGTGTGCTCCAGGAGTAACACCAGGAAGCAGCGAAAGAGTACCTGATGGCTTGATAGTGGTCAGCTTGATCGACCGAGGCCAACCACGCATATCACTATACTTCTTGTCGTATTCACGCAGGTGAAGGTAAGCTTCAGCCAACCATCCCTTCTGCTCTTCAGTAGCTTGAAGATAGCCAGTAATACCGATACCCATCCGCATATTCTTGTGGACGATATCTTCGGTAAGCTTATGGTGACAAGGTAGCATCAACGAGTGTTTGTTGATCCTGTACGACATTTCAAGAATGTCAAGAAGCTGCTCAAAGGATTCCACATTAGGAAGGAACACTTCAGAGAGACAGCAAGTCTCACCATTCGCCAGCGATTGCTCGGCACATGGATTGTAACCTTCAACGTCCGGATCAGGGTACTCATATTCATTGAGACGACCCATCAAACGGCTAAGACGAAGGTTGATCAACCCATATGGTTCGCCCTTACCTTCATAGCCGTCCCAGAAGTAGTCGTGCAGCTCAGAGGTATCATCAGCAGCAACACTGTTGTTGGACATTGCACGCCACTTAGGAATGCCACCCAAATCCCAACGCTTTGCAAGCAGATATTCGATATCATCAGGGTCTCCAATCGCAAGCTGCGCAGACCGACGAACATTACCAGCCACAATGATGTGAGCGATGATATTCATAATGTCAAGCGCATCGATAGGACGAATCTGACGACCAGCACGACGCATCAAAATCTTACTGATTTCATTGACGCCCCAGCAGAGGTCTTCAGCACCACTTGCAGTACCACCAAAGCTCTTAATAGGCATACCAGCCGATCGAACAGCATTAGATGTGTACGTGAATGTACCGTGTTCTTCATCTTCACTAAGGAAAGCAGCTTTCAGCGTCTTACCAAGGAAGCGAACCCAGCCTTCACGGCTATCAGGAATGATGAAGTCAGCGCCAAAGTCATCCACGCGAGTAGGAGCTTTAAAGTGCTCCCTTACAGTTGGAAGTTTGCTGACATGTTTCTTTTGGATATTAAAGCCAACACCACTACCAAGTGCCAGCATATCCATCGCCCAACAGAATGGACGAATTGGCTCATCGACAACAACAAAGGCACAGTTCTGAAGAGAAGCAAGACCAAGCCGTTCAACAGTACCAGTACCAAGCTGCCAGAGGAAGCGACCTGCAACCGAACATTTAAGCTCGATCATATACTTCCGTACGCGGTATTCTTCGTCAGGGGTGAAGCCTACGTGCAACTGAGACTGACACGCATTGATGACTCGATCAATAGTTTCTGGAAACTCTTCGGTACGACCTGTAGCCTCGCCATTCTCATCCAATACTTGGCGTGAGTAGGTACGCTTATAGGTCAGATATCCGACAGTTGACCAGGGAGTTTCACCGTTACTAATATTCATACTACTTCTTTACCCACGCTGTTTCCACTTTCGTGAACTGCTCTTCGTTTTCTTCGTCATCATTCAAAGAGCTTTCATCAGCGGCAGATAGCCGCCCGGTAATCGGGTCATACACCGCGCCAATGACGGGTCCAGTTCTACCAGTAGTACGTGCTTTAAGGACTTCCATCCTAATTAGGTTACGCTTCTCTTCCACCTTATGCCGCATATTACGAGCAAAGGCAATAATATCAAAAGCGATCTGTTTCAACGAACCAGAGCCGCGAATATCATCCATTGATGGTAGTTTACCTTCTTCAAACGAAGGGCCACCACCTTGTGTCTTACGAAGGTGACTAATAACACCGATCCAAACGGGATGGCGCTTGACCAACCGAAGAAGATCATTCATCATCTTGTCTTGTGCTTCGTTACCTGTGAGCTTTTCAACGCCTTCAGAAACGAGGATGGTGATGTGGTCAATATAAATATACTGACAACCCATCAAACACATATACTCTAGAAGATCAACAATACTGGTATCATTGATTGAGCCCTGGTGATCGAGCAACAGAATACGATCGTTACCAAAGATAGCTTCGAAAGCAATATCCTTGTCTTCTTCTGTAATCTCATTTTCAGTAGGATTTCTCTTAAGCCACATTCCGACGAGTTTATCGCCGGTTTCTTCAGGGCTTTCTTCTAGCGCAAGAACACCAATCTTAACATCGTCTGGTGTATGATCAAGAGTAAACAGAATGTCTTCACGGACGATTGTTGATTTACCAGAGCCTGTACCAGACACCAGCATTGTAATTTCGCCTAGACGTTTACCCTTAAGTTTACCATTGACACCTTCCAAGCAAGGAGGATATGGAATAGCAGGTTTGAGTGCCCGCTCCTTCATTCTACGACGAAGGTCTTCCTTGCTGATAATACCAGAGGGAACGTATCTCTGTGCATCGAAGATTGTATTTAGAATGGCGGCGAAGCCAGCCTTGATATGTACTTCGTTTGCATCCTTATATTCGCCATGAACAGCAATCTTAGCTTTATCAACACCGACGATGTGAATAGCTTTCTTGAGAGCCTCTTGGCCAGCTTCGTCATTATCGAACCACAGAACAACCTCATCAAATGAACGAATCCATTCTCTGTGATTGAGTAGCATTGTGACGTTTGTGGCTGAGCCCATGGTAACGACAGGATAGATAACATTCCACTTTTTCTTAGAAGCGTATGCTACTGACATTACATCAGGCTCACCTTCACAAATGACCAATCGCTTTCCACCCTTAGAAAACTTATCTTGGCCAAACATTTGAGTAAGCTCGCCTACACGACTAAACTTCTTATCCTTAACGTATCGGATATTGAAGCCTTCACCATATGGATAATAATGTGTATCAACTTCACCAGCGTTATTGTAAGACACATGAACTCCGAAGAATTCACAAATCTCCTTGGTGATAAGCCGATCACGAAGTCCACTTATTGGGTAGCTTCTAATCTCATCTGCTTGCGTTGTAATTACTTGTTCAACGACTTCTTTGACCTCAGTGGTCGTAACTTTAAAACTGTCAGGGTTCCCACCAGCATCGACTTCGTCTTTGCTAAAGAAACTCATACAGACAAAACAGGTCGCATCACCCGCTTCATACACCTGCATACCGTTACTAGATGTACATTTGGGATTGAGACAAGGTTGATTGTGTTTGACAATTTTATTACCCACTATTCCTCAAACTTCTCTCCAGCAATTACTCTCTGGAGTCGATCTTTATGTCTTTCCGTAGGAGCTTCCTTGACGTTCCAAGTAACTTCTTCGATACGCTTATTATACCACTCAGGACTAAGCGCTGCCCCAACAGTCACAAGAGACCAGGTTTCAGCATAACTAACTGAACCCCTGAACTTATACTGTTCAAGACAGATGTAATCAAAATCAGTTTCTTCACGTTCAAGTAACATTGCCTTCATTGTCGCACCAGAAGACAAGTAAGTCTTCCAATCAGTCGCCAATGCAGATCGTCCTTCATAGAACTTCTTACCGAGGTAAAAGCGGTTCATGAAGCGATCTCGTATTATGTATACAAATCCTGAGTAGCCACCAACGCCCATTCGATCTGGAAAACTCCAACGGCCATTAGGCTTAAATCGAACGGGCGTGTCTGGTGTAATACAGTCAGGTATCTCACCTTCAAATTTCATAGTCTCGCCTCAAATATTTTAATACCTGCGGCTTTTAATCTACGAGCCATATCTGCAGTACCGGATTCACCAGGAAAGCTTATAGCATGGTCGAGCTCTCCCTCATTAACTATTCTTTGATTTCTCACAAGAGTAGCTAATGAGTTGTAGCGTTTACCTTGAGTCGTGGTCTTAATCCTTACAGGCATTGTGTAAAGATCATCCCAATTAGGCTCAAATGTGATAACAGGGATATGGTGTTGACGTGCCCAATACCTACCCATTCTATCAGCACCAGTTGCGCCACCTTCGACTATAATGCTAATTTTACCTATTTCTTCCTGGAATTTATACATCGTGGAATCAAATAAGCGTTTATTACCGAACTTACGACCACCGAAGATGACAACTCTCATATCACGATACCTGAGCAATCAATACCACCGGTTTCAACCGGCTCTTCTTCGACAACTTCAGGCTCTTTAATACAACCACGAAGCTCTTGAACTACAGGCCAATCGAGAAGATCGAAGACATCGTTAATATGTGTTTGAAGATGGATAAGCTTACCATTAATTAGAAGATAGTTGTACCAATCGTCGCCATAGCAATCGATGTAAGCACTAACAACTGC